TCACGGAGCGGTCGAACATCCATGCTGGGACTTCAAGAAGCCGATCAGAAGAAACACCAGAAAGGCTGCAGCGGAAAATGTCCGTACCTTTAGCCAGCGCCTCATGGACATGCACGAGCTGACCGCACCAAGGATGCCACGGATATAAAAGCTCGCGAACCTCCGTCCCGTGGGTGTTCTGCCGTCGTGTTGTACAATGATCACAGACCGCATTCTGGCCTCGGCTGGCTGACACCTGCCGAGTTCGCTCAGACCATCAACCCGCGACGTGATGCGGTGCTGCGCAGCCGAAATGGCTCCGCACCGCAACCCGCCGCTACCGCCCCAAATACAGCAACCCAAAACCGCAGGAGCGAACTCAAAACTGGATAAAACTTGGGGGCAAGGTCAGTACTCACGAAGGTCTATTTTCGTCCTATTGGACCTGCTGCCTCTTTTGTACTCTGTGCGTCGCGGCGTTTCCTCGATTTGCGTTTGAGTTCGTTGCGCGTGGACGACGAAATCAAATGTTAGGGCAGGTTAAAGCCGCCCTTAAGCATGAACCCAACGGCACCCATAATGATCCCGCCAAGCACGAGCCACATGATCCGGGATAGGGTCGCGTTGATGGCCTCGATCTTCTTGTCGATCGATGTGAACCGAACGTCCATGTTCTTGAACTGCTCGTCTTTCCGAGCGTCGGCAACGTCGCTCAAGCGCTGCCACTTCTCGAGCTCGGCAATCTGCTGTGAATGGAGGGTGGATTGGTGTTCAAGGCTGACGACTCTTGTTCGGAGGTCATAATCCATCTCGGTGCTCGGTGGGTTCAATTTCCCTGCCCTTTCAATGCGCAGTCACTGCCAATGTTTCAGTTCACGCCGTACTTGGTTTTGATATCGTCGTATATCGGCGCCTGAGGGTCACCCGGGTACCGTATAGCTGCGCCAGACGGGCTGAAGAAGTAGTCGTCGATGGCGACGCTCCTGCCATTCAGGACGCGATGGGTATGTCGGACGCGACTGTCACCGGCAGAGCGCCAGATCTTCGTCACATCCTGAGCCTCAACCTTGCCAGATGTGATCTGCTGGCGCATCGCCTGGTCACGTGCGGAGCCGAGAGCCATCATGGTCTCAGTCCGAGCCAGCATCTCACCGCGAAGCAACAGGTTCTTGTCGTTCAGCCGCCCAATGATCTTCTGCAGGTTCTCGCCTGTGATCGGCTTTCCTGCCTTCATTGCAGCGGTCACGGTCCGGTCGAAACGCTTATCGCGGGTCACAAGGGCCAGATACTGCTTCATAAGCTTCGGATCGCCCGACGCGAGGTTCTGGCGCGCCCGCTCGATATATTCGATCTGCCGGCTTGTCAGGCCGATCACGCCACCCTCTCGCCGACCGGTGACACGGTTCTGTCTACCGACGACATCGAGAGCCGTCGCGCGCGGGTTTGCTCCTCGTGCGAGCCCCTGCTCCAGCGCATACCGGATGCCCTGGCGCTGATCTTCGGTGATGTGCGTCACCATCGTCGAGGAAATGTCGCGAAGGATCCGCTCCGCTTCTGGATTGCGGACACCGAAGCGGAAGACAACCTTCGCGCCATTCGGATCGCGGACTGTTGGCAGTTCACCGATTGCGTTGATGCCGCCAGCATTGAACGCCTCTTGCAAGGCGAGATCGAGAGCGGCGAAGGCCTCAGGCTCTATAAGCATGGCCTCGATGGCTCCGGAGACGTCGCCTTTCTCCAGACGCTCGACGACGCGAGCGAGCACGATGCTCGACTTGATCTCTTCGATGCCCTCGCGGAATGCCGCAGCGAGCTTGGGCTCGTAGGTGTCGAGCAGTTCCTCGAAGGTCATGCGCTCGGCTTGTCCGCCTTGGCAATCTGCTTTTCAGCTGTCTTAGTCGCCGGCTCGACGAGGCCCATCTTTTCGAGTGCAGATGCCTTGGTCGCCGTAAGCTCGGTGACATCGCCCTTCTTGTGGCGCTCAAACGGCAGCAGTACATTCACTTTAACATTGGGCATGGGTTATACCTCTGTAGAAAGTAACGAATGAGCGGATCAAGAAGAGAGTTATTGAGTGGTGTGAGGCTCACGAACATCCCTTTCAGTCAGCTTGAAAGGCTGTCTAAGGTCCTTCAAAAATATCGTGGCACCCACTACCGCCTCCCGGCATCAGCCGGACCTATGGCAATGGCGGTGGACGTCGTGTGTCACTTCCCCGGCGGCCGTGAGCGATTGCTGTTCAAAACAGAATGGCCGCCGGGTTAAGGCGCCAACCTTCCTTGGACGATATGCACCACATTGATGACCCCGTCATAATTCTGCGGATCTGCGTTCATGACGTGGTACTCGACGCCACCCGCTGAGACGATGTCACCGACCTGCGGCACGACAGCCAGCCCGACCGAGGAGATGTAGATCTGCCGGTCTGCCGTCGTGATGACCGTCCCGTCTATGTACCGCTGGTCGTAGTTCATCGGCACGAGCGTGGCCGGATAGGTTGCCGGCGTGCAGTCGCCGCCCAACACCGGGTCTGGAGGCGTGATGCGCTTTATCGAGCCTGCTTGGCCATACTTCGCGATGAGGCGCCGTGCGGTTTCCTGCAGGCGGGTGTAGAGGGCATTCGCCACTGTTTCAGCCCTCACTCTTTCCTTTATCCAACCGCCCTATAGTTAAAGCCCTGTATCGAAAAGCTTTTCTAAGGAGTGGGATATATGGGTGCATCCATACTGATCGGAATTCTGATTACATTTCTCGTAATCGTACTTGTTCTCTACTTGGTGCAGCGGTTGCCAATCGACGGCCGCACGCGTCAGATCGTGCAGATCATCGTCATTATCATCGGCATCGTGTCGCTGCTGAAATATCTGGCCGTTTGGTAGTATCTGGCGGCCCGATTACGGCCGGGCCTCTTCAACAGCCGATCGACCAAATCCCAATGCTTGGCTGCGAAAGGTCGCGCAAGTACGGCGCAAGCATGCCGTCGACCATGGAAATCAACGGCGTTATCCCGAGGGCCGTCCCATCGGATTGATGTGACTGATACTCCACCTCAAGCTGGCCAACTTTTTCCCGTTTCACCGTCGATACCGTCGAACCGACCGCCGAAAGCGAACCAGGAGCGGTCGCCTCCTGATAGGCGGCGTAGTAGGAGGCGTTGATGACAGCCGTCGGGACCACTCCGGACGGGAACGCCTTACCATTGACGATCGCGCCATCGCGCGGCCACTGGCGTTCCTGCAGAGGGTCCTCTACGCGACCGACGAAGCGTGAGCCGTAGACGGCGTCAATGTACTGGCTACCACGGTTCAGCAAAGCCGCCAGGTCGGGCGATCCCGATGGCAGCGTATAGCCGTTTGCGTTGAACCACGTGTCGAAGCCTTGCTCGGTACCGTACGGAGTCATTTACCGCTCCTTGACCTTGAACTCGATCGACTGATCCATGGTGCGGCCCTCCGGCGGGCTTCCTCCAACTGTTTAGCTGGGCTATTGGATGGTCCAAGCTGTAGGAGGATGGATGTCTGATGAATTGACTGTTTTTGCGAAAGAATTGATCGTTGGTGTGACGGTTCTTTTGAATTTCACGGCACCCTATGTGGCTTTCAGGGTTCACCGCCATTTTGGCCGGCGACGCGTCATTTGGCACAGCTTGGCCTTCCTGTTTGTGCTGATTTCTCCGTTGCTTGCCGGCGGATTGATCGTGCCGGAGATGCTCCCGGACGAGGCTCCGGATGTTGGTGATGGACTCCTCCTGCTGCCACTACTCGCAGCGTCCGCGTTAATTCTGCTCACGTACTGTTTGGCTGCTGTGTGGCTAGCCTTGAAAGCCGCCTACTCCACGATCGCATTTAAAATCTCTGCGAGGTAATCCCCGGGGGGCCGTCACCAGCCAGGGATTGGTCTGCTACGGTTGGGTTGCCAGGTCTTCGAGGGCGGCTACGATCTCCGCCTTGCTGGCCGGCGTCTTGTCGCCGAGCAGTTCTTTGGCCGCAGCCTTGAACGTCATGAACTGGACGCTGCCGTCACCTGCCATGGCGAGGACTTCGGCGGCCGTCTTTGGTTCGTCACCGCCAGCACCAGTCGCGGGTTCCTTTCCCTTGGTGCTGCCCGAGAGGATGTCGTAGCGGCCTCCCCAGCCCTTTGGCTCCTCGTCAAGTTCGAGTTCGAAGCCGACGGGCAATTCCTTGCCTTCCTTGCCATAGATGCCGGTGGAGTTGAGACCAGCCGGCGCTTTCAAACGGATCTTCATGGGATCTGTCCCCTGTTGCGATGGAAGATGCCCCGCCCACCAATGGGGCGAGGTATCAATCATCAGGTGTTGGTGGAGTAGAAGACGCCGGACTTGCCGTTGTAGTCCGCGCGGATCTCAAGGCCCATCGCGCCCATCTTCAGGAACTGATAGTTCGACGCCGAATTCCTTCTTGACAACGGCGGAGACGGTTGAAGGGCTATCGAAACAGGCGAGAGCCTGAACGATAAAGGTTTTCACCTCATCGCTGAGTTTTGCCTTGGCCATCGGATTTGTCTAAGCCCTGTCAAAATTACGCGACACGCAACTGGCATGTCCCACATACATGGCCGACGCTGGCCCGGGATATCTCGGGCGGCCGGTTTGCCGCATCTACGAGAGCGCGGACATTGGCGGCGTCTGCCCCATAGCGTCGGACCACACCGACGAACTCTTCGACGTCGTGTCCCCTTATCCCGAAGGCAGGGGAACCATCGCGCCGGAACTTGGGAGCGCCGTATGGGTCCCTCTCCTGCCCGGCATGATAGAGCTTGCGTAGCGGCAAACAAGGTGAGATTCAGCGTCAATCAAGATGAGACTCTTATGTCGCGGTCGGGGTGAAGGTATCACGCTGATTGTCGCTGACAAGAGTCTCATCCAGATTGTCGCGCCCGTCTCATCCTGATCGCCGCGCTATAAGAGCTCGTGCTCCACGAGGGCGCAGAACTCTGTGTCCGAGCATGTCGCCGCGTAGTGAGCATCAAAGGTCAGCAGGAAGTGCGGCACGTCGCCGAACCACTGCTGTAGCTGAAGCTCAATCCGAGAGCGGGACCACTTACCTGCTGGTGGCAGTCCCATCTCGCACTGGCCGACTATGCGGCGACCGTTCCTGCCATTGGGGACATTGGTCCACAGGGCGCCGATCGAGGCAAAGCGGAGATGAGCGTGATCCTCGTTCAGGAGGTCTGCCGTCTCATCGATGAAGGATGACCGTGCCCATTCGATCAGATCGTGGGCAGGCTCGAACCGGATGCTGGCGTCTTCGAGCATGTCTTCCGGGGGTATTGGTCGTTTAGACATGCCCGCCATTACCGGCACTTGCCTTTCTTCTCATGCCGTGCGTTTTTCAGGACTGGCATGCTATAGGACAACGTCCAATGGAGGGGATGTTGCGCACTATCTGCATCGTGATTTTAGGATCGCTCCTTTGCGCCTGCACGAGCAGCAGTTCCTCCGGTCAATGGCACCGTGTTGCCTCGACCGAGCAAGGACAACTCAAGCAGGCGGAAGTGATATGCCGAGGCCAAGCCACGAACACTCAAGCGGCGTACGGTCGCCTGTGGATAGCAGGAGCCGTTGCCTCTGAAAGTGCATTCAAAGGGTGCATGGCCGAAAAGGGATATGTTCAGAACTGATATTCCGGCCACCAGCGGGACGCCATACCAGTCTCATCGCAACAACCCTGTTTGCAAGGAAGCTAGACCGAACGTTATCCCCACCAGGGCGAGATAGACGATCCATACAGCAGCGTTGCGGACAGGACGGGGCAGGCGAGCCAGATGATTTTGCAGCCGATGCGCAGCGTCTGATCGTGGGCGAACGTTGTCGTTCCGCGGACCTTCGCTTCGTCGATAAACGTATGAGCCAGCCATTCTGCTAACCCGAGCCAAATATTACCTGTGACCAGCGCCACACCTGCACCCTGCATGCCGGAGTGAGCGATCAGGTGATAAATGCGGAGCGGAGACCCGGCCGGCGAGTTGCTCGACCGGGAAACCATTGAAAACTAGTGCTTAGTGGCCTGAATAATTATGGTTCCCATGGAGACCTTTGGCGCCTCCATGCTAATGTTTGCTGCGTTTTTTGAGAGCCACTCCTTGGCAAGGCGAACACTCTCTTCAGTGCCGGCCTTGTCCCGGCATACGGTCATCGATAAGCCGCCGTCGCTTTCACTACTGCGTGCTAGAGTGTAGCTTTCAAAGCCGGTGACTGAGCGCATAAGCTTTTCAACGTCTGCCTTATGCGTCTCCAGCAATGAGAACAGCTCTTTCGAGCCCTTACCTGAGTAAGTTCTTACAACGACGTCCATAATGGATTTCCAATTCAGGAATGCGTTCATCATCTGAACGCACATGGTGGAGAGCATCGATCAAAACCAACGGCTCCGGTCCTGCTGACCACTATCCCTGATATGGGGGCGCCTTCGACCGAATGCGAGTTAATAGTGGCGTGGCCTCTAAAGCGATCGGAACCGGCAACAAAAAGGCCGGGGCGAAATCGCACTGACCTTCCTCACATCGCATCTCAAACCAGTGCCAGTTTACATCGGTTTCTTGGGCGTCTCTTCGCTCTCGGCTGCCCTGCGATCCGCAAGCAACGAATCCAAAGCCTTATGTTCCGGGCCAAACGGGCGTTGATATAAAAATGAAGTCACGGGAGTCTTAGTTTCATGACCGCCCGACGATGGGTTGCCACGGTGAACAACTACCTCTCTGTTTGTTTCGTCGTCGATGCCCAGAAGCCACCGATCACCATTTGTGCTGGAAGCAAATTCTCTAAGATTTTCCAATTTAGTGCTCCTTCTAAAGATAGAAGTAAGAACTTGGAACTGGAATTACGATGAAATACTTCGCCGGGCCACCCTCCCGGCTTGGCCGACGGCGCTGGTTGCATATCCAGCGCTTCATTAGGTCGGGGCGCATCGGCTTCCCCTGGTATTGGGGGGCCTTGGCGTTCTCGCTGGTCACCGAGCAGTCGCCTTGGCCATCAGACTGTGCTTCGCCAGACCGTATTGTTGCAACGGGAAGCCGTCCGATCTCAGGAATCGAAAAGCCGCCCCAAGGCGGCTCTAAGTTTGGAAGCATTTTTCCTATCGCGGGAGCCTAGTAAGGCCCTATGCATTGCCGCCGGGGGCCGTAGTAAGGCTGAAATGTATTGTCATACGCCCTGTAGGAACGATACCGGGAAAAGCACCAGCTAGCGTGCGAGTTGCCGTAATATCGTGGCTGCTCATAGGACGCGGGCTGATCATAATAGTACCTCGGCTGAGCAAGCGCGCCGCCGATGATCGCTCCCGTCGCCAACCCTCCGAGAACTAATCCGAAATCGTTGTAACCCCCATAGTAGCCACCATAGTATCCCCGACCATAGTAGCCTCCGTAGCGGTAGCCGCCATAAGGCCGATAGCCCCCGTAGTAGCCACGACCATAGTTTCTATAGCCGCCCCACGATCCGCCGTAGTGCCTGCCGTAGTTGCCGTAGTGCCGTCGGTATTGGATCAGGTGGACATCCGCGGCTTGTATCGTAGCCGGATTCAACGAAGGAAATGCCTGAGCCGGCATCACACTCGGACATACTGCCATCAAAGACAGTAAAAAGACCGCGAGCTTCTTCATTTTACTCACCATGTGCATTCAGCAGGCAAACGCCACAAAAGATGTCCTGCAATATTTTAAACTAGCCTCCCGCCAATTGTTGGCAATGCCCCAGATGGAAAAACCCGCCGACCGGTTAAGGTGGCGGGCGATTGGTGACGGCAACCATTCGGGCCGCAATGTTCGATTCGCGGGATAGACCGCGCTGAGAATGAAAGGCTCGATTATGATCGACAACTTTGTATCAACTGGCTGGACGAGCCGTGGGCACTGGGTGGCCATCCGCGAGAATGACATCACGGAACTGCTCGGCCCTTATCCGACTGCGGCGGAAGCACAGCGTGTGGCCGCTGAGGAAAGCGACCGCCTCGGGCTCCGCGGGATGTATCGCGGAGTACGCATGATCTAGAAAACGAGAAGCCCGCCAACCGATGACGAACCGGCGCTCTTGGCTGGCTGTTGCGTTACCCGATCCGTGAATTCACTCGGACTACCAGAATGAGCTCAGGGCTTGCGGGAATCGATGGTGTGTAGCTTCTTGTCTTCACAACCGTGGCAAGCAGATCAACCCATGCTCCGACCAGCAGACGAACTTGAAGAGCGCGTTATGCGCCTGTGGTGGCCTCTACTTCTCTGTGGGTGCCTGCTTTTCGTTGGCGCGCTGGTGTTTGGCCTGCGTTCCTGGCGCTTAAGCCACTTCCCGCATGCGGTCGCTACGATCACCGAGGTTTGGGATAAGCAGATTCGTGTTTCTCGAGGACGTGGCTCCGCCATTGCAGATTTGGTGGTTGGACCGACGTACGAGACAATCACGATGGGGCGCATCCAATTCGAGCGCAGCTCCAGGGTCAAGCGGTACACTTGCACCATGGTTTTGCAGCTCGGTAAGCCGAACGACAAATACCGAGTAGGCGAGAAGCTTGACGTCGTTCCCGCTACCGGCACCTGCCAACGCGTTGATGTTATTGGCCGCCTACCTTAGCGGCACCGGGCGTGGATGTTAGAGGCGGTTTTTAAAGATATTTTTTTGATTGCCTAATAAATGCAATCGAATGACCAAGGATCATCCCGTTAAATGAAGTTACTCCGCGGATTTTTTCAGTTTTGCGTGTTCATCATCCTGACAGTTCTGACGCAGATTGGTGGGATCGCGTATCTAATATCTTCATTTGTGGCGTCAAAGACGGGAGTGCGGAGTTGGTATGCTAAGCTGCTCGTTTTTATTGCTTTCTACGTTGCTGCCACAGTTTCCGCGAATTTGATTGCGCCGATCTTCGGACGGATCCCAATATCGTGCATGTCGGGCGAGGCTAACAATCTCGCGGTCAGATCCCCGATCTATTGCCTGCTAAACCGAAACTACGTGACCCCTCCCACACTTAATCTAGTATCGGCGCTGGCTAATGACGTAAACCGAGCGTTTCCAGGTACGACCACAATGGTGCTGGATGCCAACTTTCCTTTCTGGGACGGATTTCCGCTGCTTCCGCACCTTTCGCATTCCGATGGCCGCAAGCTCGATATAGCCTACTATTACAAGACTGCCGGCGGGGATTTTGTTAATGGCGTGACGAAGTCGCCAATAGGCTATTTTGCCTTTGAGCAGCCGTCTGCGAACGAGGAGCAGCCCTGCGTAGGAAGGCACGACATCCTAACCACCCGATGGAATTTCGATTGGTTACAACCATTCTTGCCCGACTATCACATCGAGGACCGGCGCATGGCTTTCAGCCTCAAATGGCTTGCGACTGAGGGCGTTCAGCGGTTTGGGCTGGAGAAGGTGTTCATAGAGCCGCATCTCGCCAATACGCTTGGAGTCAAGGATAGCGTAATCCGGTTTCAGGGCTGCCGCGCAGCCCGCCACGACGATCACATTCATGTCCAGATCAGACGGTTGGCGGTGCCTCAGCAGCTCGAGACAATGTGAAGGTGCGCATGGCATTCAGATTGTACGATCAGACTTCTCTTATTCAGATCATTTTCTGGCTAGCCGGCGCGACGTTCGTAATCGCGTTCATATGCTGTTTCGCGTGCATCGCCTTGATACTGCTCCGGACGCAAGCACTGAAAAACCTGGACAGGGAGAGACACCTGCCTGTTGGCGAGAAAATGGGCCTAAAGTTCAGTCGCGCAAATTCGTTTCTGGTCGACACGGCGTTTGAGAGAACGCGTCGCGCGTTGTTTGCTTCCTTTGCCGCCGCACTCCTATCGGTTTTTGTGATTACCGCATTGATTGTCGCCTATGAATGCGATCATCGACCGCCCAGGGAAAGGCCGTTATGAGCAGCACTACAGAAGTCGATTTTCCTCGCCTCGAACTCAAACTGGCAAAGGGGCCCCAGTATATCGCCGTATTGGGTGGAGCAGGTATCGCCGCCTGTTTGATTCTGATTGCCCTTGATGCCGTCGCTCCCAATGGCCCTTGGTCCAGCCCAAGTGGTAAAATGACGACTGGAGCGGTGCTCTTCACCATCGGCATGGGCGTTGGGCTTAAGCTATTTTCGAGGATCGATTTCGAAAAAGTAATGCTGACCTTAGACCGCGAGGGTATTTGGATCGCGCGGCCACGAGGAACGAACATCACTCATCGGTCCCCGATGAGTATTCCTTGGACGGCAATCTCGAAAATTCAGTACTACGAGATTGGCCGATTGAAAGAGAGCAAAATTATTGCCATCGATCTGCGCGATACAGCAGACGTACTCATCGATGCCAATCTTCTCCGTGGCAACGCTCGCGAGCTTTACGAAACTATGAGGCGGTATCGCCGCCAATTCGCACCGGCCGAGAGCAATGTCGCAGAAAACGGTCAAGTCTACCAATCGGCATCATGGACTGGGCTGGATGACGAATGAATGATTACGATTCGTAGGTTTTTCGCCAATCTCAGAAATCAAAAAGCCGCCCGGAGGCGGCTGATTTAGTGACCGCTCTGCGCAAATCACCACAATAATCACTAAATACCCCGCAAGGTTTACCTTAGCAACACTGTGGATCACGAATTCTGAGGTGTTTTTCGCTTTTGGAAGCCCCAATGCACAGCCAAATCGTCTAGGGCGTCCCTCAAGTAGTCTGCGAGGGTATGGCGAGCCCGCTTTGAGGTCCCGAGTTCAGCGATTGTCCGGCCCTCCCCAGCAATCCTGCTGACGACATCGTAGTGGCGGCGGCCGAGCAGGTCACGGCAACCTTTGAGCCTGATCCCAGCATCGATCTGGCGATCGGTAATCGGCTCCCGCGCGCCGCCGCCGTCGACTGGTTCGCGAGAATAGTCGAACGATCCGGCACCAGATCCGCCAAGCGCCTCCCATAGCCGGCGGAACATGACGGCGGCCTCGACCTGATGCTTTGCGAGGTGCCCTTTGGCCGCCATCATGGCGATCGGGCTCTCGCGGAGGTTCATGGCGGCCGTGACGGTCTTTGGGTTAACCGTCATTGGGCCAGAAAATGCGACGAGCGGTTCGTCGTCGGCCAGTCCTACACACTCGACGAGCTGCACGTCCGAACCTCCGAGACGCACCGGCATTATTTCGCGATGCTGCACGAGATATGGCAGAGCCTGCCGGAGCATTTTTCGGAACAGTTCCCGACGGAAGAGCACATGCGGAAGTATGCGCTCATCCGGACCGGCTACCACACCATGACGCAGCACGCCTGCAAATCGGAAGCCGAAGCTCAGCGGCTGGCTTCCGTCATCCGTCCCTACGACAGCTATCAGCTCGTGACGGTCAAGGACAGCATCGTCACCGTCTACAACGCCCTCAGCCAGGACTACCGGTCGATGGACAAGCGGACCTTTGCCCAGAGCAAGGAGAAGGTTCTCGACTGGTGCTCGGCGCTGGTCGGTGCAGAAAGGAGCGCGGCATGAACCCGAAGTTCCTCCACATCCTCCAGCACACTCTCGGCCTCGACCAGTACGGGCGCGGCACATTCTACCGGAACCACTTCGTTACCGGGGAAGGCAGGAAGGATCACGCCGATTGCATGTCTCTCGTCGATCTCGGCTTCATGTCGGTTCGTCGTGATCATCCTTTGAGCGGTGGCGATGACTGCTTTTGGGCAACGGAAGAAGGAAAGCGCGCCGTCGTGGCTGAAAGCCCTGCGCCTCCGAAACTCACCAAAGGCCAGCAGCGGTACCGGGATTATCTCGATGCAGACTGCTCAATGAGCTTCATCGAATACCTCCGGTACCGTGACAGGTGCGACAGGAGGGCGGCATCACCCGTATAGAGCTCTGCATTCTTTCCGACGATCTCATCAACTCCGGCGCCGTCGCCGACACGCGAGGTCTACCAGCATGAGAACCGCGCAAGACCACCTCCGCAAGCACCCACGCGCTTTGCCGTCCACCCTCGCCTTCATCGAAAGGCGGAATGCGGTAGTCGAGCAGCTCAAGCGCGAAACAGAAGCAGCCCGTCCGCCGTCGCGCAAGTCGATCATCGGCCGGTTCATGCCTTGGTTCGGGAGGCGCGCATGAAGAACCCGAACCCGGTCAACCTCCAGACAAGCGAGGAAGTCCGCAAGGCAGGATGGCAGGCAGAAACCCGCGATGCTGACGGCCACCTATGCCGCACCCACGCGCCGTTTGAGACTGACGACGACATCATTTGGCTCGTTCGGGAAGCGCTTGAGCACGGCGAGACGGTCACGATCTGGCCCTCCAACTCTCCGGAGGGCAAACATGAGGACCGTTGAGGAATGGATCGGGCGGACCGATGACGCCGCAATCCCGCCGCGCGTCCGACTTCGCGTCTTCGAGAAGTTCGGCGGAATCTGCCAGCTATCGGGCCGCAAGATCATGGTCGGCGAGGAGTGGGATCTGGACCACATCAAAGCCCTGTGGCGCGGCGGTGAGCATCGGGAATCGAACCTGCAGCCGGTTTTAAAGCAGCCTCACCGAGAGAAATCCGCCGCAGAGCAATCCGACCAGGCTAAGTGCGACCGAGTGCGCAAAAAGCACCTCGGCATCTGGCCACAGTCAAAAGCGAAGATCCGCGGCGGCGGCTTCAGGAAGACGAGGGACGTATGACCGGAGATTTCCCCTATTGGCCGGCGGCAATGAACCAGAAGATGGCGGCGGCATACTGTGGCCTGTCTGTCGACCTATTCAAAGAGATTTGTCCAGTCCGCCCCCTGAAATACACTCAATCAACATGGGGCCATCGATATCTTCGCCAAAGACTCGATGAATGGATGGCATCTCTCGATCCTAATGTTAAACAATCCTCGGTGGTCAAGTTCGAGGATTTCTTCAGTGGTGGTAAAGGTGCCGCTTAAAGGCCTGAACATTCGCCAGTCCCGGGGGAAATGGTACGTTTCCTACCGGTCGACTGGCGAAACCCTTATTAAGGGCTTCGAAGGAACACGCTACCAGCTCGATCGTCAGCTCGCCAGTCACGATTTCAGGATCAAACATCTCCAGGCGGAGACACGAGACCGCAGCCCCTCATATGACGAGGGAACGCTCGGCGCTATCATCAAATGGTTCAAGGAAGAATGCCCGCGGTGGGATAAGCTGTCGGACGCCAGCAAAGAGGACTATGAAAAGTCCTTCACCTATCTCGAGGCGGCGAGGCACGAGACGGCCGGCCCCGTCTACAATTTCCCGGTGTCCATCATTACGCAGCCCAGTGTCTACGCGATGCGTAACAAGGCAGCGAAAGACAAATGGGGACGCTTCGCCGACAAGCTGGTGAGCCACCTCTCGACGATCTTCAAGGTTGGGAAGATGGTGCAGAACCCGGCTGGCGGTGTCGAGAAGCTTCACACGGCCGACCCGAATGCCAATCACGAATGGACAGACGAGGAAGTGCAGACTGCGATCTGGCTTGCTTCCGACGCCGTTCTGACGCCGCTGGTACTCGCCCGTTATCAAGGCTTCCGGGGCCAGACCTGCGCCGCCCTCACCTGGCGGAATTACATTCCAGACGCCAAGACAGGGAAGGCCTTCTCCGTCGTCCTGCGGAAGAACAATGAGGCGAGTTGATTCCCCTGCGCTCCTGAGGCTCGGCTTCACCTCGACGCTTTGGAAGCTACCCGCGCCGACGCCGCGGTGAAGGCAACAACGATCTGCCTCAATAGTGATGGCCTGCCTTGGAAAAATGAGAAAGGCATGCAGGGGGCTGTGAGCGATTACCTGTCCGAACTGAAGGCGGATGGGTTGATCCGGGAAGGCTGCACGCTTCATGGCCTGCGTGTGACGTACGCGGCGGCCATTAGGCGCCAAGGCTTCGATACCGGGATTGTTGCAGATGCTCTCGGCGACCGCTCAAGGCGCATGGGAGAGCACTATACGCGCCACGTCGAGAAAGAACTCGGACGCCTTAAAGTCTTCAAAGGCAAGAACGATAAATGA